CGATTCATTAAATAAAATTATTAGTGTAATTAAAAATAATTTTATTCAAGAGATAATAAAAACTGAAGAATATGATTGTCCTAATTTACGAACAGATCAATGTTGGATTAATTGGTATGAAAAAAATAATTATGCAGAATTACATAATCATCCTTTTACATTGGGTTGTACTTATTTTGTAAAAACAGAAGACACTTCATCAAAATTTGTATTTCACCGAGAACAAAATTTTTCATTAGTTAAAAAAAATGAAGACAATAATACTCGTTATTTAGAAGCAGAAGAAGGAACTGTTATAATATTTAATGGAAAACTTTTGCATTCAGTTACACCTAATACAAGTGACGAAACTCGAATTACTATTTCAGCTAATTTTAATCCTATCTATAATGAAGAACGAAAGGAGTATTGATGATTTTACAACAAATGTATACGTGTGGAAAATTAATAGGACAGTATAAGATATCTAAAAATAATATTGCAGATATCAATAAAAAATACGAGAAAGCTAAACATACTCTAAAATCTTATGGCCCTAAATTAGCAGGCCGTTTAGATTCAGAATTAGATTTGATGCCTATTATTGCTAATACAACCGCTTTTAAATCAATTACTAAATGCATGGATAATTATATTGATGCCATAATAAAAACCAAACTTCTTCCACCTGGGGCAAAAAACTTAGAAATAATAGGTTGTTGGGTAAATGATATGGTTAGAGGGGAATATAATCCTCTTCATACTCATAATGATGCTATAGGATTTTCAACAGTTTTATTTTTAAAAGTTCCCAAATTTATAAATGATGTTAAAGATCCTCACAAATTTAAAGATGGAATATTAACTTTTGTTTCACCTAATGGTGAACACATATTAGATTTTGCACCTAAAGTAGGAGATTTTTTTATTTTTCAAGCTAATCATATGCACACAGTTAATCCTTTTAAAACAAAAAATGTTGATGAAGTCCGTCGTTCTATGTCTTTTAATTTTGTTATAAAGGAGAATAAATGATTAATAAAAAAATTACTTTTTGTGCTACAAGAAAAGATATGCTTGAGGTATGGCCACATCCAAAACCAGCCAATAGATTTGTTGAAGATGCTTATAAAAAACTTGAAAGGTTTGAAAATAAAAATTTACATAATGCAACAGTTAAAACATGCGTTCCTTTTTTAGATTCAATGACTGAGGGCTATATAATTCCTTTTGATCAAGATTATCTTGTTGATCCTGTTGAAAATGATTTTAGTGTTACTCCAGCAAATAGAGAAGAAAGTGATTTTGGATATCATGGTAAAACGCAATTACCAAAAGAATGGCACAAAACTACAGGAGAAGCTGCAGGAAAATTTATAAATAAATGGTTAATTAAAACTCCTCCTGGCTATAGTTGTCTGTTTATACACCCAATGAATAGATTAGAAGAAAGATGGAAAATTATTGAAGGCGTAGTAGACACTGATACATATGTAAATGTAATTAATTTTCCTTTTATTTTAAAAAAAAGAGATGAACAATTTTTAATTAAAAAAGGAGATCCTATGGTGCAAATAATTCCATTTAAACGTGAATCATGGAAAATGTGGTCAGGTTTTTATATGGAAGAGTTACATGCAAAAACTATTAATTTTTTAAATGGTTAGTGGGTCGATAGATATAAAAAAATGTTTTGGAATAAAAAATCATGGAAATAAAACAATTTGTAAAAAAATATGACAATATGATAGATTATGATTTTTGTGATAAGATTATAAACACGGTAGATTACAAAGAATTTAAAACAGCTACTGTTGGAGATGAAGGTGCAAACAAAGAAATAAGAAATTGCTATACAAAACATATAGCAAAAGAATTTGATGATGATATTTTTAATATAGTTTCTTCTGCTTTAGATAAATATTGTTCTGATTTTAAATGGTGTAATTTTGGTGTTTCAGTTGAAGACACTGGATACAACCATTTATTATATAAAGGCGCTGAAGATGGCGAATATAAAATGCATGTTGATCATATGGATTTACATCCAAGAGTTTTAAGTTGTTCATTAATTTTAAATGATAATTATGACGGAGGAGATTTTGTTTTTTTTGACGAAAAATATTTAATAGAAAAAAAGAAAGGAAGTATTATTATGTTTCCTAGTAATTTTTGTTTTCCACACGCCGTAACACCAGTTTCAAATGGTGATAGGCATGCAATAATAACGTGGATTCATTAAAAATTAACAAATATAAATATGTTAAAAATATGTTGTCTAACGACATGGTAGAGTATTTAAGCTCATGGAGTTTAAAAAACTTTACACAAGGAGATGATCAAGTACCTCTTTCTTCTTCTCATCATTCAAAAGATTCAGAAATATATAAACACTTGGTTCATCACTTACTTCCTATTATGGAAAAAGAAACAAATTTAAAATTAAAACCTATATATTCATACAATAGAATTTATCTTGGAGGAGCTGAACTTAAAAAACATATAGACAGAAGTCAATGTGAAATAAGTGCATCAATAACTTTAAAATATTTTTATAAGAATAAAGATTACAAATGGCCTTTATGTATGGGAAATATACCCATAGTTATAAATTCAGGAGATGGTGTTATTTATAAAGGATGTGAAATAGAACATTGGAGACCTGTTTTTAATCAACCAAAAGAATATTGGCATCATCAATTATTTATTCATTATGTAGATGTAAATGGGCCTTATTCAGACACCAAAGAAGAAATTAAGAATAATTAGAATCGTAATCTATCCAAGTTTTTCCGTTAGCATTTGTTGTGCCATTAGCTTTATCATCAGCCACAGCATTAGTATAAGCTGTTATAGCAGCTTCTATTTGACCTTTTCTTGTTTCTGCCCAAGTAAGTAAAGCAGCCACAGTTGTTGAACCAACAGCATCGCTAGTAGCATTTAAATTAGTATTACCTGTCATCATTCCAGTAGATGCATCTTTACTTTGAATTTCATTTTGTCCAAGTAAAGCATTCCAAATTACAACATGAACTGTATTTGGTATCCATTCTGCTTGCCACGCATTACCTTTATCAGCCCAATCAATGTGAAAAGAATCATCTATTTTTATAGCTTCTTCGTTAAAAATTACAATTTGTGTTGCCATTAATATCTCCTAATGCTTTATAATATAGTTAACCACCACAAAAGGTGAAAATGAATTTGTCCCTGCTGCCGTAACAGCGCCAGTTAAAGCGTTTGTTAAAGCTACAGTTCCTGTTAAAGTTCCTGATAAAGTGTGAGAGTGGTTATGAGCAGTACCTGATCCTGTTGAACCTGTGTTAGTTACTCCTGGGTTTCCCATACCTTGAATACCTGATCCACCGCCACCTGCTGCTCCTCTAGTGTGACTATGAGAAGCCAACTGAGCAGTAGATATAGATGTGTTAGAAATACTTCCTGTAACTGAAACACCTTGATTGTTTGCTAAAGAGCTATTAACTGCTTGGTTATTAGTAACAGCCACTGTAATGGTATTTGCACCGCCAGTGCCTGCTAAGTTATATGTGTTACCATCAAAACCTTGTGGCATCTTACCTTGTAATTGAGGAACATTAAAAGTTGTTGATCCATTACCAACTCCGTAAGTTGTACCTGTTACAGCGAATAATTCTGCATAGGTTGTTCTTGATACGGCTGAACCATCACATAACAAGTAACCTGCTGGAGCGGTTGCTTTTGTCCAAGGCTTGATTGCGCCTACTTCACTTCTGTTTGTTATATCCTGTAAGTTAGCCATTAGTCGTTATATTTCAACCTCCATCCATTGTCTGCGTTTACATAAACGAGAGCAATGCCCGCACTGTTAGTGCTTACTGTTAAATCTGCAGCGGATCCTTGTATCTTCTGTGAGTTACGACCTACTGTTAAATTGTTTGTACCAAAAGTTCCTTCGGCGTCAACAAGTTTTACTTGATTTCCAATTGAAGGAGAAGCAGGTAAAGTTATTGTCACTGCACCGCCAGATGTATCAACAAATAAATTGTCACCATCTGATGCTGTATAGTTACTAGTTTTAATTTGCCAAGCTTCACCTAAACCAGCTAAAGAAAAAATATCATACCAGTTAGTTCCGTCAGTAGCTAATAATCTATACTTACCATTAGTTACTGTAACAGTATTTCCTGAAGCACCTAGTCTTGCAGATATATCTGCGCCACCACTAATGTTATTGTATATCCCCATTGTTTTTTGAGTAGCAGGGAATTGAACTGTATGAGTAGTAGAAACTGTTCCTGTAAAAATTAATTGATTTTGTCTTGCTTCATTATTTGCTTGAGTTTGAGGACCATCGCCGTTTGTTAGCGTTGTAGACGTCCCTGTAGTAATTGCTTTAGAATAGACACCAGCAATAGCAAATTCAAAAACTTGAGAGAAGTTATTATTCGTAATAGTACCCCAAGTACCTGAATTTGCTCCTGATGCTTGTAGCTCTATTCGTAAGCCAGTTGAATAAGTTGAACTCATTTAATCTCCTAATAAAGTTTTAGTAATTTTTTCAAAGTTTGTCAAAACTTTTATGCAGCTTTATGAACTTCCGTCCAACTTATGGCTGAGTTAGAATAATCTACAACAGACCAGAAAGTCCCTTGTAAATTACCTACACTACTTGTAGCAGAAACTCCAGTCGGTGTAAAGCTTACATCTGTGCGAATATTTAAGGTTCCTATACTTGATGTAATAGAAACACTAGGTGCTTCGTAACTTGTTTCTTGAGTCTCGTCTCCTAAAGAAGAGGTCATATTTACACCAGTAACAAATACCGATGTTCCAACAGTTCCCACTGCTGAGGTCATTGCATTACCTGACGGGAATACAACAAATTCTGGATCAGCTTCTGCCGTACCTAAAGAAATATCAAGTTGAGGTTCACTTGCAGCAACAACAGTTACTTGTGAATCACCTGATATTGAGAAAGTTCCTATTGATGAAGTTGTTGCAACTCCAGTAACGGATATGTTCTGATCTGTTCCTACTGTTTCTGTACCTAAAGAGACACTAAGTGCTTGACCTGTAAGAGCAAATGAACCACCTACAGCATTCCATTGTTGATCACCCCATCCAATAGAGCCACCTGTATTTACATCTGTATCACGATTCCAACCAGTTGTAGACGTTACTGATTGTGAATCATCTCCAACAGAAGAAGTAAGAGAATTACCAGTAACGGATATGTTCTGATCTGTTGCTACTGTCTCAGTTCCAATACTAAATGTAAGAGAATTACCTGAAGGATTTACTTGAGCGATACCAACAGCAGTAGCAGTTCCAGTAGTTGATGTTAAACCAATACCAGTTACAGATATATTCTGATCAGTCGCAACTGTCTCAGTTCCCAGAGATGACGTGAGGCCATTACCTGTAACAGAAACAGGTGCCTGTTGGTTCCACGCACCACTGTTCCAAGTTTCTCGGCCCCATCCTTGGATAGAGGCCATGTTTTATCTCCTATGCGATTCTTAGAATTGCAGCAGTTGCTTCAGCAGCAGGGAACGTAATTGTAAATGTTCCTGAAGTTGAAGATTTAACCGCACCAAAATCTAATACACAAACAGATGCATTGGTAGTTAAACCAGATACAGTTGAACTATTATAAATAACAGCAGCTTGTGCTGAAATAGTTGCACTTGTAAATGAAATATCACTAAAGTCACAAACAGCCGTGTCTGTAGATAGTGCTGGTGTAACAGATGTTAACGCACCACCACCTTCAGAATAAGTGCCTGAGTTTGCTACTTCGTCAGTTTGACTAAATGCAGTTGTTGATTTGCTTAAAGTTGCTTCTGAGTCGTATAATGCTAGTTTAAAAGCGTTCCCTGTCGTTGCCGTAAAGTTGTGTAGGCCTTTCAGGATCTCCACTTTAAAACTGTTACATACAGCTTGAGTAATTGCCATAATAATCTCCTATGGGTTCCTTGATTCGAGAGGGATACGAATAACGCCGTCCCGAAATTCG